CACCTGCCACACCGCTTGTTATATTGGCGTTAATTCCAACCCTAGATGTAGCGGCACCTACTGAACCTGTCCCAGAAATCCCCGTTACAGAAATAGCTGAGTTTGATGATACAGAAGTTGCACCGACTGATCCAATAGAATTAAGGCCAAGTACCGTAAGATTGCCATCAGACTCAGTTACAACAGTGTTAAGCGCAGATGTGCCACTAACTCCCGTAGCTGTTATATTAGCTGCGGCTGTAGTGGTCACTGACCCTACGGCCCCTGTTCCTAAAACACCCGTAACAGAAGAGTTTGCCGCCCCTGTAGAGGTTGCAGAGCCAACTCCCCCTGTGCCAGAAACACCTGTGGCGTTTGGATTAACGCTAATACTTGTAGATACAGAACCAGAACTGCCCGTACTTGTTATGCCCGTTACAGGGATGTTTGCGGTTAAATTAACCGTGACACCCCCAACAGCGCCCGTTCCTGCGACCCCCGTAACAGCCTGTTGTTTAGCTATTGATATGCTTGTAGAGCCTACGGAACCCGTGGCTCCCGGTACGACCTCTCCTACATTCCAGCCGTTAGCACCCCAACCGCCTTGACCCCAACCGCCATTGTCAATCAGGACTTGTTCATTAAGACTATTCCAAGAGCCAGAACTCCAACCGCCACGGCCCCAGCCAGAATAAGGAAGTGGCATGGATTATAACCTCAATTATGCAATACGGATAATAGCGTTACTCGCGTCTGCGGTTGGCATCACAACTGTAAAGTCACCTGCACTTGCAGCTTTATCTCCACCAAAATCAAGAACACATACTGTGGGATCACCTGATGCTGCCTCATTGAAAATCAATGCGCCGCGAACAGCAGAGATAGTCACGTTGCTAAACACAACATCGTTCATGTCTACAAGAGCCGTTGTGCTAGAAGCAACAGGAGTAACAGTAGTTACAGCATTACCCTTAGCGGTGTAGTTTGTGCCACTAACCTCATTGCTAGAAGTGTAAGCTGTGGTAGCCGCTGTAAAACTTGCGCTGTTTGTGTACATTGCCAGCTTAAAGACGTTAGATGCGGCACTAAAATCGTGGACACCCTTCAAAACTTCAACTTTGAAAGAGGTACACATAAAGTTTCCTGAGAATGCCATTTACATTTTCCTTATATATTCAGCTAGTTTTTTATGACCAGCATCACTGATTGCATTATATACAGTAGTTCTATCGCTTTGGATAGCCTGTTTCATGTAGACTGCGATTACAGCCTTCATACGTTCCTTGTGAGCCAAGGCTTGATCTCGTATGACGGGTGGTGCGTCATTTGAAACTAACATCAACCTATCAACACATAGTTCTGCAACTTCTTCAGGGGTAAAGCCTCGATTGTTGGTAGTTTTAACCCCAACACTACCAACAGACATTTCAAATGGCATATTCATCACTGTTTCGCCCTTATAATCATTCCAGTACGATACTCATCTGTAACTTCCTTTGATTCGCCCAAAGACTTCAAACCCATTATAGCTTCCCCAAAACGTTTTTCATATATTTGCTGCAAATCAGGTTCACCCTTCATAAATATATACGCTTCCATCAAACTTCCGTAAAGCAAAGCAACTTCTGCGTTTTCACTAAGCCAAGTCTCAGTTGCGTCTGAACCTATTGTTGCCAGTGTACCCGTGGCTCCACTAGAACTTCCTGTTAACGTTTCGCCTACAACAAAATCTCCTGCGGGTATTGCGACACTCAGGGTACTAGCGTTTGTAACAGAACCAACCTTTGAAGACTGCGAGCTAGTTGAACCTGTAACGGTATCCGAAGTTGTAAATGTTCCGCTGACGTTGGAGAGAGTTATAGAAAAACTGCTAGATGTTATACTAGCTGGGCGGTAAAAGTAATGTAATTCTGCGGCAAAATCACTGTTGGGACTTGGCCCTAAAATAAAATTGTCTACGTCAAATTGTGCATAAAATCTAGGCAACCCTTTTGTTGCAGGGTTTGGATTAAATGATTGAACAAAATCAGGGTCTTTAAAATCAACAAATATTTCTTCGTTATTTGAAGTGTATGACAAGGAAAACGGTGCTAGAAAATCAGATGGAACGGCTAAATACTTGCTTGTGTCCGACATAACTCCTGTTGCATTTTTTCTGAAAAGACTAAGTTGAACATTTTTTAAAATCCGTTCTTCAGAGTTTTTTATAAATACGGGTAGATTCCTGACGAAAGTAGTCTCATCATTCTCTGTATAATCTTTTATCGCGGTTTTTAACGTTGTGTATGTATAGCTCATTTGTTCACCTATAGCGTCACACTATTGTTATGTTTCCAACCATACTGCTGTGGTTGGTGCATTGATACACTAAAGAAGTGTCAGAAGGCTCATGCGGTACAATAAACTGTGTCAGCCCTGACGTTGAGTTGTAGTTATCAGTAACGCCTGTTGTAAAAGCGGAACCCCCATTTGAAGTTCTTATCTGCAAAGGATGACTGCCTACATTAGCCGTATTATCTAAAAGATAAGTATGACCTTTATAGAAAGTGAAGTTTGGATTGTCGCCAGATGTAGCTCCGGGGCCAGTGAATGTATAGGCACTTGAACCGTTTGTTCCAGCGGTGTATTTTGTTACAGGACCAGTAGTTTCATCATTTAACCTAATCCATACCCCACCGTGCGCGAAGTATAACCCCCCTGTCGCGTGAACATGCGCTACTGCACCATGATAGGTACTAGCACTTGGTAAGTCGCTTAGATTAGCATAATAAAAAACAATCTTGTTTGCACCAGAACTTACATCAATAATACCACTAGAATTAATTATATCTGTAAGTGTGGTGCCATTGCCAAGAGCCGCATATATTTCGGTGAAGTTTGCATTTATTTTAGTGGCTCCAGAACGAAGGGTGTCTCCATTGCCGTCATTTGCACTGCTTCCTATTCCTACGCTTTGTAAAGCCATGTCTTATCCTTCATCAAAAGTATCTGTTGTTGAATCTAGTGTAATAGATGTGCTGTCAAATCTTGGTGCTGAAGCTGAAGGTATGGTGACAGAACCTAAAGCGATAGTGCCATAAACACCTACGACATTGGCAACGTCTTCCTGACTAGGGCTTACGTTAATAGTAACTGTGCCTACAGACCCTTCAGCTTTTAATCTATTACCAGTAAAACCTAAAGCATCACCACGATAACCAACAGGATTAAAACCATATTGTATTGAATTAATTTCTGTTTCATTTTGCTGTGGCCTTGGATCACGTAAAGCCTGTGGATCGGGCCTTACCCTAAGAGGCTCAAGTTGAGGCTGCTTGCGCTCCCATTCATCTTTACCGACTAAAAGACCGTTCCATTCTTTTCGCATATCACGCAAACGATACCTAAATCCAGATCGGTCAGATATACCATACGCCCATTTTCCTGTGGCGTACCTAGACATACCTATAGTTCCTTAAATCTGGCGCAACTCTAAATGAAGCTCTGTCTCTGTCTTCATCCATAGCCCTATTAATTTCTTCATCATATATCGGTTTAAGTATTTGCAACCTTTCTGGCGCTCTTTTCATGGCGATGTAATACGCCAATCCCGCAGCTAGGCAGGGATAAAACCGAAATGGCATGTCAACCGTGTTTATGTAAGTGTCGGCATCATCCATGCGCGTCAAAGCATCATAGACGATTACATCTGTGCTATTATCAGGCAGGGGCCACAACTTTAAATTGGGCGTTATTTGCCTATCTAAGAAAAACTGCGTTGGTCGGCCTGTAGTTGTTTTTGTTGGAATGCTTAGATATTCATCTCTGCTAATTCTGCTTAACGAATAATCTGTGCCGTCCCTGCGAACCACTAACGACAATATGTCAATTACATCAGTGCCAAGGCTTGTCTCACCATCACCACTTGTTACAGTGAAAGTTCTTTGATTAATTGTCCATTGATTAAGGCCGCGATTAGCCCAATCCGCAAACAAAAGATTTAACGATCTTTTAGCTGTTTTCAGGTCATATCCAGTTCGGGCCTCTAAGCCGCAACGCTCAAAAGCCTCTTCGATGTATTCAGCAACATCTAATTCAAAATCTGTTGAGCCTGATACTGCCATGTCATTCCTCGTTATAAAGGTTATCGAAAACCCTGTTAACATCTAAGGTGTAGTCTAAATCAGATTTAGAATAGTGTATATGCTGTGATGGTTTGAAGTCGGGCGCTCCCTCACCAGTTACAAACCACGCTGGATGTGTAACACGAACGCGGTTATTTGGCAAAGCTACTATATTGCCTGTCCATTCACCTGCGTCTAGCAACTGCAAAACATGGCTTTGTTTGTGTTGTGCGGGATCATCTGCAATCTCGCTGTTAGTGTAATCAACCGTAAATAAATACTTAGCTGGGTGCATTTCACCATCTATTTTTGCCATCCAAGGGCAGGGCGTTGCACGATCCATAACAAATACAGAATGGTGGTGGGATGCACAGTCCCAAGGCTGTGCGTCATATGTCTGCATTGGTTCAGGCCACTCTTCCAACGGTATGTCGCCTACAAGTGCAGTTATAGGCATTCTTGCCCACATAGCACCGCCATGAACTGTGTCTTCCTCTGCATCTTCAGCTTCGTTTCCAGTAAATATAACTTGGAAACTCAAACATCTGTTCGGGATTGTTGTTACACCTATGACCATAGCATGAAGAAATTCGCCGTGATAATCCTCATGGTTGTGAGTATATTCACGGCGAACCCATGCCTTAAAGTAAGGTATGTTGCTGTATAGGTATGACATTATTTTTTTACTAACTTCATACCTTTTGCTGATGCAGCTTTGCGAAGTTGTGCAAGAGTCATTACTCCACCCGCTGCACCACCTTTTTTCATCATACGGGGCTTTTTCATACCACCCGCAGCGCCACCTTTCATCATGCGTTTAGGCTTTTTCATGCCGCCAGCGGCACCGCCCTTCATCATTTTCTTGACTTTACCGCCGTTACGATAACCTTTTTTCTTCATCGCCATGATATTCTCCTAAGTTATTTTAGTACGTTTTCTTCTGGAATTTTTACCGTTTGACATAACAACACCACACCCGTTTGCAACCATAGTACCGGGTATGTTCTTACCTTTAAATGGGCGTTTTGCTTTTGTTTCTGCGACTGCACCCCCATTTTCCATCTTGCGAACCTTGGCCTTTTTAGTATTAGCGACCACAGTTTTACCCTTTCTACCCGCAGATTTTTTCTTACGTGCTGTTTTGGCTCTCTCAGCTTTAGAAAGACTTTGGGCTTTTTTGCGGGGCAAACATCTATCAGGGTTTTTCTTATCTTTAGACGTACCGCACTTACCTTTGATAGAACCGTCAGTGCCGATTCTAACCCAATCCTGATTAACCCAATCCTTCAACGCACCCATTATGCTTTCTTCTTTTTCTTTTTGCCCTTCGCGCCTTTTGCGTAATTAGGGTCTTTGCAGTATTTAGATGCAGCCATATTCGCATAAGCAGATGGATACGTGTCAAAAGTTCTTTTTGCCCAAGCCTTGCCAGCGGGACAGATTTTGCTGCCCTTAGACTTAGCTGACGCTTTGCCACCTTTTTTAAGATAGACAACGCCTGTAGGTTTTTTACTTGGTGGCTTTGACACTTGCTGTTTCATTTGACTTCGGGACATAGCCATAATCACGCTCCATGTATTTTTTTATGTAAGATATTTCTGCTGCTATAACCTCTGTTTTTTTATCTACAGAAATTAAAGTTTTAGTTGTCCAACTTGCCCAGCTATAAGTAACCGCGCCAACCCCGCCAATAAAGGCCGTAGCGACGATAACTATGAACTGCTTACCTAACATTTCCAACGCTTCCTTGCTTGGCGAAGTCTGCTGTTTGGATTTTTTGCAGCCTTCGGAAACTTTTTCATTTGCCCAGCAGAACGAGCGCAGAAAGACTTGCGCCGCTTGGCATCTTTGCTGCCTTTTTTAACTTTACCAGTAACCGCTGTTTTTAATTTAGAGCCGGGATTTTTACGTCTATAAGCTGCGACACCAGCTTTAGTCATTCCCGCCCCAGACTTAGTGGAGCGGAAATTCTTTTTATTGCGCTTCGGCATTTTATCCGAACGTTCAGCCATACTCTTTCCGCATCGACATAATAATAGTGTATGTATCTGCGCTAGTGTGACCTACAGTTGTGAACAAAACGTCCCCATCTTTTCCACTACCAGCATTGTTAGTTAGCCCACCAAAAGATGTGTAGTCGTGATGACCACTTTGGTTTTCGCCAAGCTCAATACAAAACACATTAGTAGAGGCATTGAAAAGTATTTGTACCTTCATTCCAATGCACTGCCACCATATTTTTTCTATGGTGACGCCTGTGCAGGCATCACCACGGGCATTTGCAGCCAATGCA